ATAATGGAGACTTAACATGAATGCAGTAGATATGCTTTGTAATGTAGAAAAATATTTTGATCGCAATCATAACTTCTTTATGCTCTGGGGTAGTTTATTTGCTGCCTTATTTTTTGGATTGTTTATTCCTTTCCAGATGTATGCTCGTACAATGGATAAAGTAGAGCAACAACAAGAAGCAAATTCTATTCTTATTGCTCAATTGCATGACATGAGCCACCGCATGGAGTTTCTTGAATTATCATACGAAAAGAAACAGAAGGTCATGCGAGACGTTGAGTGTCTTGCCAAGAACATTTACTATGAGGCTGCATCAGAACCACGCGCTGGCAAGATTGCTGTGGCTGAAGTCACCATGAATCGCGTCAAGAGCAAACAATTTCCCAGATCTGTCTGTGGTGTTGTATATCAAAAGGTTCGAAGCACCTGTCAGTTCTCTTGGGTCTGCGAAAGTAAAAAGGCAATTCGAAATCAAGCAGCATGGCGCGAGTCGCTCAAGATTGCTGAAAATATATTGATTTCTAAGAGACAATATGGTATTATTGGGAATGCAATGTATTTCCACGCAGACTATGTTGATCCAGCATGGGCTGAAGAAAAGAAGTTGATTGCACAAATTGGACGCCACATATTTTATCGTTGAGGTTTTATGCGCATCGTTGAAGACGTGAAACTTGATTACAAAGACGTTTTAATTACACCCAAACGATCTTCACTCTCTTCAAGAAGTGAAGTGAAACTTGAAAGATTGTTTACCTTTAGAAGTTATAATTCTTGGTTTGGTATTCCAATCATTGCCGCAAATATGGATGGTGTTGGCACCTTTCAGATGGATGAAACACTCAACAAACACCATTGCATGGTTGCACTTACCAAGCATTATTCAGATACAAAACTTATTGAGCATCTGCAAAAGAAACTTGATAGCACCATCTATTCAATGGGCATCAGCGACGAAGATTTGCAGAAGTTTGACAATGTGTACAACGTTGTTGGTAATCGGTTGATGCGCGTCTGTATTGATGTTGCAAACGGATACACGCAATCTTTTGTAAACTTTATTCATAAATTTCGTAATCGTTACCCATCAGTGATCTTGATGGCAGGTAATGTTGTCACACCAGAGATGACAGAGGAATTGATTCTTGCAGGTGTTGACATTGTGAAGGTTGGTATTGGTCCAGGATCTGTATGTACTACGCGAAAGATCACTGGCATCGGCTACCCGCAGTTGAGTGCAGTAATTGAATGTGCAGATGCTGCTCATGGTCTCAAGGGTCATATCATAGCGGATGGAGGGTGTTCCGTTCCTGGAGACGTTGTGAAAGCATTTGCTGCGGGTGCCGATTTTGTGATGCTTGGTGGAATGTTCGCTGGTCACAAAGAGGGTGGAGCAAGTCCACTTGGTGACAACAAATTTTATGGCATGAGTTCAGACACTGCAATGGATCTTCATAATGGTGGTGTTGCAAACTATCGCGCCAGTGAAGGAAAGACAGTAGAGATTCCATATCGTGGAGAAGTGAGTAGAACACTGCAAGATATTCTTGGTGGTCTACGTTCAGCATGTACTTATGTTGGAGCAAGTGAATTGAAGGAGTTGAGTAAGCGAGCGACATTTATTCGCGTGACTCAACAGTTGAACAATTCCTTGAATGCGTATGAAGTATAACATGGCAAGCCGAGAAGAAAAAAATAAGTTTTCAATGATGATCATGGAAATGGCACTCCGTGAACGCATTGATCATATGGATGCAGTCACAAGTTATTGTGAACGAAATAATCTTGAGATTGAAGTTGCTGCAACGTTGATTAATGATTCACTAAAGGGTATCATTGAAAGCGAAGCAATGGATCTAAGATTCTTACCACGAGGCAGCAAGTTACCGATATGAGTTGGCAGTTGTTAATTTGGAATATCTTTGTTTGGTCATTCACTGGTGTGATGATCTATATTACTGGATCGTCTCTTTGGTGGTTACTACTTCCTGCACTATTCACAGCAACTCAGAGCGCATCTGAACTTGTAAAACAAGTGAATGAAATAGAAAAGAAAAATCAAGAAGAATTTGAAATTGACGAAGAGACTCAAGCAAAAATGCGCGCTCTTCTTGAGAAAGCAAAGCGAGGACATCTTTGAACGGTTACGATTTGTATTGCACTTATCAAGCCATCAAGTTACATTTCACTTCTGAACAATATAATTTCTTTCACTATGATGGCAAAACTAAAGTGTCTGTTGACGCATTTCAGAAACGGCGTGATAAGTTTCTATTTCACCGTCTTGCGCGCAAGTATCGCGACGATGAGATGGTTCCATTTTTGGTTTCTAATTTTGTATACAGTGATGGCAATTGGACCAAAAGTCTACTTGAAGAAGAGGCTGAGCAAACATATCGAGAATGGAAGCGAATCACGGATTCGATGACCAAGATCTATGAAGAAGATCTTCGCAAGATTGCAACAAAAGAAACATTCAATGATTTATTTAAAGTTGAAGATGGACAGTTTCCAAAACTGTTAGTATTGTTTATGCAAAAAGATGTGACAATTGAGACGATGGTTATTCTCAATAACATCTTCAACTTTATCTCTATCTGGGACAAGAAGATTTCTGATGACATCATCTATCCCAAGATTTCAAGAAAGATCCGCAAGTATGGTTCATTCTTGAATGTGAACGTTGACAAGTATAAATTGCTTACAAAAAAGGTTTTACTTGGCGACGATTGTGATATATAATGATATGGTAATGAAGAAAGTGGACAAGTCGATATACATTAATACAACGCTATACGGAGAATACAAATGAGTCTATCAAGTCTTAAGAAGGGTTCATCCCTTGATAAATTGAAGAAGGCAGTTGAAGCATCTTCAGCAGGTAATGGTGGTAACAAGAACGTTGATGATCGTTTTTGGCAACCAGAAGTTGATGCCGCTGGCAATGGATACGCAGTAATTCGTTTCCTTGACACTCCAGCAGTCGACGGTGAAGATGGTCTTCCTTGGGTTCAAATCTGGTCTCACGGATTCCAAGGTCCAGGTGGTTGGTACATTGAGAATTCTCTCACAACTCTTGGCAAAACTGACCCTGTTTCTGAGTACAACACAGTTCTTTGGAATTCTGGCATTGAAGCCAACAAGGAAATTGCTCGTAAGCAGAAGCGCAAGTTGACCTACATCGCAAACGTTCTTGTGATCTCTGACGCAAAGCGTCCGCAGAATGAAGGCAAGGTTTTCCTTTACAAGTTCGGAAAGAAGATTTTCGACAAGATCAAGGAACAACTTGAGCCACAGTTTGCTGACGAAACGCCAATGAATCCTTTCGATTTCTGGAAGGGTGCAAACTTCAAGGTCAAGATTCGTAACGTCGAAGGCTATCGTAACTACGACAAGTCGGAGTTTGAATCTCCTGCTGCGTTGTTCAATGGCGATGATGCGAAGATTGAGCAAGTCTGGAAGTCTGCACATTCACTCAAGGATTTCTTGAAGCCTGATAACTTCAAGTCCTATGATGAACTCAAGGCGAAGTTGGATAAGGTTCTTGGTGCTGGTGGTGTTGCTGGTGCAACAGCCAAGAGAGTTGATGATGAGGAAGCAGCCGCTCCTGTGATTCGCTCTGCTCCTGCCAAGAAAGTCACTGCTGAAGATGTCACTGTCGAAGATGATGACATGGCATTCTTTGAGAAACTTGCTGCAGAGTAATTTTCTTTCGAAAACCGTAGATGTTTTCAGGGGGACTTTTGTCCCCCTTTTTTTTTATGCTACTCTGTAATCATCAAGAGATGAATCAGGACTTCTGGTATAGAAGGATGCCTCTGATGATGCTGCCTTTCTTTCTAATTGATTTACTTTTGAACCAATTGTCGTTGTCACAGAACTTAATTGAGCAACTGCCAACGCCGCAGCCCTTGCTTCAACAGCAGTATCTTTATCTTCTGTTTTTGCTACTGGTGGTGTAGGTGCTGCAGTTGGAGGTTGTGCAACATCTTTTTCTGGGGTAGGGAGTGGTGGCGTTACAGCAGCAACACGAATTGCAGAATTCATCTCAGTTTCTCTAGCGCCAATTGCAGCATATACAGAATTCAATGCAACTAGTGACTTGTTCCCAGCAACTCCTGCATAGCGAGAAACTCCAGTATCTGGATCTGGTATGGATGCAAATTCCATTGAAAGATTTTTTATAAATTGTCTTGCTGTAATCCTTCCGTTTTTATAATCTTGCATTCCACGGAATCGATTTAAGCGGTGTTCGATGATTTTGTCTTGAGTTGCTGGATCAAATTTTGTCTTTGTGAGATCGAGACCCATGAATCCTGCTTCTTCTTTTAGTGTGTCTTGTATAAATTGATACTTCCCAAGCGCGGTGCTTTTTGCACCATCACCTTCCATTTGCGCTTGTAGTGCAAGGATTTCTGCCAAGGTCTTATTAGTTAAATCCATTGATTTTGGATAACCAATTGCCGTTGCTGTATAGTTCACAGCATTATAATTTCCTTTTGACTCAAGATTTCCAACATATTCCAATAAATTTCTAGATGTTTTAAACACTGGGGTTGCAGCAACTTGAGTTTTGGCATATTCACTAATCTTTCCTCTTCGACTGGATGGACCGCGACCAGGTGTTGATACTGATGGTTGTGTTTTTGCAAAATAATCACCTTCGCTTGTTGATACTTTTGCAGCAATGTCAGCATGAATTAAATCGAACACCTTTGATGCAATACCTGTTAAATCGTCATCAAGTGCAATACTTGCAATCGCACCAACAATACCACCAGCAGCTAAACCACCAAGTGTTCCAAGACCTGGAAATACTGCTGTTCCAACAATTCCACCCAAAGCTGTTGAAACTCCACCTATTCCAATTGTTGATATAAGTTGAGCATAACCGCCTGTCATGCTGTCTTTAAATTCCTTATCATTAAGTTTTCCAATTGAATGATCTGCAACATATCCAGACATCTTTCCGACTTCATATAATACGTCTGCAGCTGCAAGTGCTGGTAGCCTTTTCCCTAATCCTTTGAGTAATGGACTTAATTTTTTCCACTTTGAGAGTTGCATTGAAGCCTTGGAACTTCTTTGTTGAATTTTTTGTGCTCTGTTGCCGACCCTTATTCTTTCTTCTGTAAAAATACCTCTACCTTTTCCTGCTTCTTGTCTTTGTGCTAATCTCTTTTCTATTTTTCTTCTTTGAAGTGAATTATACAAATTAGCACCAATTGCAGTTGTTCCAAGCCCAAGTCTCGTAGCAGTGTATCCACCAACTGCAAGTAGTGCTGGATCAATAAATCTGCTTATTTGTTCCATTATTGGATCATCAACTCCAGTCTTACCCTGCAATCTATCTTTGATTCGACTGATTCCTCCAGATAGACCGAATAATGATCCAATTTGTGCTGCATATGTTCCAAGACCAATTGCTGTTCCAGCTGCACCACCCATCAATGTCAGTGCAAGTCTTGGGTTTGATAAAAGGAATGGGACTATTTTGTCAATTAAACCAGATTCTTGAACCTGTTTTGTTTGCTCTTTTGCTTTTTTTGTTGTGTAGACTCTTCTAACTTGTCTAACTTTTCTTAGTTCTGCAATCTCTGCAGACAAATCATCAAGTTTTCCCTTGACCGTTTTCTTCATAGAAGGCACTCTAACCGCTCTTGGATTAGAAAGCATCTGAGCGGTGACTCTTCTGCCTCCTCTGTAGGATCCGAGTTCACTGTAGAGATTTGAAATAAGTTGATTGTTTCGATCAACAATACTTGTCAATAAACCAACTCGACGATTTAAGTTTGCAATAGAGGAAAGAGTATATCGCTGGAATAGAACAGACTTTTTTCTCTCTTCATTTTCTTGTTCTAACTGCTTTCTCTGTTCAGGAGTTCCTTTACCATATTTTGATTGAGCAATAGTCGCAAGTAAAGTAGACTTTGTGACAATCTTCACAATGTTGTAAACAGAGAAACGCGCTGCGAGCTCCTCGCGCAGAAGAATTGATGCAGCTGCTTTAAATGAAACATTTTTCTTTGACTGAATTGTATACAGGTCTTGTGCGACGCTTGCAATTGTCATTATCGTCTCTTCTTAGATCTGATGGTTTTAATCATCTTTTGCATTTCTTGTTGTGACTCAACGCTCTGTTGTTTTAGTTTATCAGCTTCTTCCTTTGCCCAAGTGTTCACCATTCCAATATACATGTCTCTTTCCCACGGAATCATATTCTCAAGTTCTGTCAGGGTATACTTGTATTGATGCACTAGTGTGAACATGTTATTGTAGTATCCCTTCAAATTTGCATCACGAAAAGTTAGATAAAAAAATCGTTGAGACCCTCCAGGTGGAGATCATGCTTGAATCCACACTTTTGGCAAGTTGTTGTTACATCATGTTCAATCTTTGGAAGTTTCTCAAAAAACGAAATGATACGATCAAACTGCTCTTGAGTTAATGCCTCAAGAAATTGCATCATTTCCTCTTTTGGATACTCACTCGCATAGTAAATACCATTCTCATCAAACACATACTCTGTACATTCATACACAAGATCAAAAAGTTTTTCGTTTGTCAACTCGTTTGAAATCATCTCAATTGATCTAAAGGATTTCAAATTTGGATATTTCAATTGAATTCCAATTTTATCAGTAACGAAGATTTTCGACTGAAGGTCGCTGATTGGTGGTTTAATGTCAAGAATGTTAACATTCACTGGCATTAGATTTTTACACTCAACATCAAGCTCTTCGCCGCTCTCATCTTTAGTTTTACCAACAACATTGCGACACATGAAGAAACTTTCAATCTGCTCTCCCATCGACCTTGCGCGAACGTTCAGAAACAAATACTCAACGTCGAAGATTGGAAGTTTATCAATATCAATTGGATCAATTAGACAGTTATTGATTACTTGTTTAATTGTCTTATAAATGTTGTCCTCGTCTTCCCCCTGCAATGCCATTAAAAGTAATTTTTCTTCTTTTACTAGAAATGGTCTAAATTTAATTGGTGTTGGATGTGATACTAATTTCAATTCAAAGATTGGTAAATCAATTTTCGGTAAAGGCATAATAACTCCTTATCGTCTCCTTGCAGTTGTAGTAACTTCTTCTAGTGAGAAATTTGTTGACATGTCTCCAGTCATTTTGAATATCTTCATAGAAAAAAGAAACCGTCATTTTATGAAATCCATCGTCGCCCCAGTTTGCTGGCATCGATGTAAAGTTCAATGGATAAGCAGATTTCAAATCAATAATTAATGATTCAATGTGTCTGTCTGCCGTGCTTTCAACGATTCTATCAACTCCAGCTACG